TGAAGCCAATGGCGATCAGAAACATAGATTACTTATTATTACAGATGAACCTGAAAAGGCAAAGACCTTTCATACTGCTGATAGATTAAAAGAAGAAGCAGAAAAGTTAGGTTGGAAACATTATCTTTATAGACTATCTGGTGGTTACACCTCATACGAAGATGGTGTTTTTAGATTACATAATAAAGGTGATGAAAAAGGTTTTGTCGTTTCAGGCAAAGATACAATCGCTATTGTAAGAGGTTCAGTTGTCAGAAAAGACAGTTGGATGGATATCATATCCTCATTAGAAAAGCATAGTGTCTGTGTTGTCAATAGTAGACAAACAATTAATATTTGCACAGACAAATATAGAACAGCACTAAGACTTTCTGATTATGGTATTCGTCAACCTAAAACAACTCTTATACACGATCCAGAAAAGTCAGCATTAGCATTTGATAAACTAGGTACGAAAATGCCTGTGATTATGAAAACTTTGAGAGGGTCAAAAGGAGTTGGTGTATTGTTTATTGAATCAGAAAAAGCATTAGATAGTATTGTACAATTAATAATGAAACAAGATGAAGATACTGACTTGCTTTTACAAGAATATATTCCAACAGACTATGATGTAAGAGTATTAGTATTAGGTGGCAAAGTACTTGCTTCAATGAAACGACCTGTTATTGAAGGTGACTTTAGAAGTAATGTATCACAAGGTTCTGAACCAGAAAAACTTAAACTAACAGAATTAGAAATAGAAGAAAGTTTAAAGGCTGCAAAAGCAGTAAACGGATTATGGACTGCTGTTGATTTTATACCAAGTAAGAATAGAGAAAAAGAACCACCATTTGTTATTGAGGTAAACTCATCTCCTGGTACTGAAGGTATTGAAGAAGCAACCGGTCAAAACATTAGTAAAGAGATTATAGAATTTTTTGCTGATAAAAAGAATTGGGTCAAAGTACCTAGTGAGTGTGGCTATAAAGAGATTGTGGCTATTAAACCTTTTGGTCAAATCATCGCTAAGTTTGATACTGGTAATTCAGGTATGTCAGTTATTCATGCTGAAGATACGAAAGTATCAGGTAAGAATGTTACATGGTCTTTACTAGGTAAAACAATTACAAGTAATATAATTCGTAAAGAAGAAATATCGGTAGGTGGTCTAAGAGATTATGATGAAACAAGATATGTAATAAAATTAGATGTTGAGTTTCTTGGTACTATGTACGAAACAGAATTTACTTTAGATGATAGAAAAGATAGGACACCAATTCTATTTGATCGAGAGTTTATGAGTAGAGTAAATGTAATGGTAAATCCAGATAGAAAGTATGTAGTTACTACAAAATATAGTTTAGAATAGTGCTTTACAAATCAATGAAAGTGTGTTATAATACATTATTACAAGGAGTGAACAATGGCAAAAAATCATCAAACAGAGAATCCCTTATTTAAGGCATTAGTCAAAAAATACGAATCAGATATAGCAAGTGCATATGCTACATTGATTATTTATTTTGACAATTCAGTAGGTATAGGGGAACATCCTCAACAACTAGAAGAAATGAACAAGCTAGTAGAAGCAATTGCTTCAGCGGAAGATAAAATCAAAGCATTAAACAAACATTTTAATAATACTCAAATATAGTGAAATTTTATACAAGTGTACTACCATATCGTGGCCGTCTATTAGTTCGTGGCGTTGACCACGATGGTAGTCATAAAAAGTATAGAATTAATTATAAGCCTTCTCTATTTGTTCCATCAAATCTACCAGAAACAAAATACAAAACACTAGACGATAAAGGTCTTGGTAAGGTCACTTTTGAAAGTATACCTGATGCCAAGAAATGGATTGATGATTATAAAAATGTAACTAATTTTGAGTACTATGGTAATACAAAATTTCAGTATCCATATATTGCAGATACTTTTCCTGATAAAGTAGATTGGGATATAGATCAAATAAGAATCCTTACAATTGATATTGAGTGTGAAAGTGAGAATGGTTTTCCTGATCCACAGTATGCAAGTGAGCCTTTAATTTGTATCACAGCAAAAGATCATTCTTCAAAAAAGATATTTGTCTTTGGTATGGGAAACTTTGTTAATGATAGAGATGATGTAAACTACATTAAATGTTCTACTGAAATAGATTTAATTAATAAGTTTGCCAAGTTTTGGGTTGCTTATAATCCAGATGTCGTTACTGGTTGGAATGTAAAGTTTTTTGATATACCTTATCTAATGAATAGATTTAAAAATCTTATGGGTGAAGAATATTTAAATCAGTTTAGTCCGTGGGGTGTTGTAAGTCAAAGTAGTACAAGAACAACAGCCAAAGGTTATAATACAGAACAGAAATATTGGGACCTTATGGGTGTTTCAATATTAGATTATCTTGACTTATATCGTAAGCATACTTTTGTTAGGCGTGAAAGTTATAAACTAGATTACATTGGTGAAGTAGAATTAAATGAAAATAAATTAAATAATCCATATGATACTTTTAAAGAGTTTTATCAGAATGACTATCAATTATTTGTAGAGTATAATATTCAAGACGTTGAACTGGTTGATAAACTAGAGGACAAAATGAAATTGATTGCTTTGCATTTGACAATGGCATATGAAGCAAAGGTAAATTATCAAGATGTTTTTGGTCAAGTTAGAATTTGGGATTGTATTATCTTTAATCATTTAAAATCTAAAAACATTGTTGTACCTGCTGTAGTTGAATCTAAAACCTCTGATGGTTATGAAGGTGCTTATGTGAAAGATCCAGTTGTAGGTTTTCACGATTGGATTTGTAGTTTCGATTTAAATAGTTTGTATCCACATTTAATTATGCAGTATAATATATCTCCTGAAACAATGGTTGGGTTTGATCCTAATCGTGTTAATGTAGAAAAAATGTTAAACGAAGAAGTTAATTTATCAGATTTAGATGGTTGTACTATAACACCAAACGGCGCTCAGTTTAGAACAGACAAACGAGGCTTTCTTCCTGAACTAATGGACACACTATATCAAGAACGAGTTATCTATAAAGATAAAATGCTAAAAGCAAAAGCCATGTATCAAAAAACTGGTGACAAAAAATTACTAAATGATATTGCAACAAATCATAATATTCAGTTGGCAAGAAAGATTGCATTGAATAGTGCTTATGGTGCTATCGGCAATCAATACTTTCGATACTTTGATGTAAGACACGCTGAAGGTATTACTATGGCAGGTCAATTGACAATACGATGGATTGAAAGAGATGTAAATGAGTTTTTAAATAATCTGTTAAAGACAAAACAAGTCGCATATGTTGTTGCCTCTGATACTGATTCAATTTATATTAAACTTGGTGCAGTTGTTGATAAGGTATTTAAAGATAAATCTGATACAAGAAAGATTGTAAAAGTTCTAGATAGATTTTGTGAAGAAAAACTACAAACATTTATTGATAAAAGTTTTGATAGGCTTGCTAAATATGTAAATGCATATGAACAAAAGATGATTATGAAACGAGAAGTTATTGCAAACAAAGGTATATGGACTGCTAAGAAAAGATATATTCTTAATGTGTATAACGAAGAAGGTGTTGATTTAAAAGATCCTAAGTTAAAGATTATGGGTATCGAGGCTGTTAAGAGTTCAACACCAGCCCCTTGTCGTGCTAAGATTAAAGAAGCGTTGAATGTAATTATGAATAAAGATGAAGATGCTTTGATACAATTTATTGATGACTTTAGAGTTCACTTTAAAACATTACAACCAGAAGATATTGCTTATCCTCGTTCATGTAATAATTTATTAAAGTACACATCATCATCAGAGATTTACAAAAAGGCAACACCAATTCATGTGAAAGGTGCTTTATTATATAATAACTTATTAAAGAAACATAAATTAGTTAAGTATGAAGAAATAAAAGAGGGCGATAAGATTAAATTTATTATATTAAAAGAACCTAATTCATTAAGAGATAGGGTAATATCTTTTCAATCTGTATTGCCAAAAGAATTTGACTTGCATAGATATATTGATTATGATGAACAGTTTGATAAATCATTTTTAGATCCATTACGATTTATTGTAAATGCAATCAATTGGAATTTTGAAAAACAATCAACATTGGATAGTTTCTTTTAATGACAGATGAACAAATAAAAGAATTTTTAGGTATGTTTAAAACAATACCAGATCCAGAACATTATCCAAGATGTTTTGCATGGTATGTTAGAGTATATTTACATCATAAAGAAGGACAAAATAATGAAGGATAATGCATATACAAACTACAAACGAGATGAATCGTTATACAAAACTCTCATAGCCGCGGCTACAGAGACAAAACTACCTATCTTGACATCTAGTCACTTTGAAAGATTGAACGCTGAACACGGTAAAGAGAAGATGAGAACACATCTTGCTGATTATATTTCAAGTGAAAGGCCTGTATTTCCTCTTAAAGAAATAACTAAAGATGATATGAGAAAGTCTTTTCAGTCTTTGAAAAGTTTTGATACAAGTAAGATTTGCATACCTCAGGAACAAATTGAAAAAGAAGTATTTGAAAAATATGATGACTACAAATATAGTTATGAAAAGTATGGTCTTGGTTTAATAAATGGTGCAAGTACCTTTAATGATGTATCAAATCATTTTATGCAAGACTTACGATTAGAGTGTAGTAGTTATGGCTTCAGAGCACCTAAAGAAGTGTGGGAGAATGGTGATGCTTATGCTATATGGAAATGTTTAGGTCCTATCTGGCGAGGCATTAATGATGTTAAGAAAGTTATGATAGAGGGTAAAGAAGAATTAATTGGTGGTGATTTAAGTGCCAAGAGTTATGTATCAGCATTTAGATTGGGCACTTACATTGCAACACAATTCAAACCAGTTGTCGCAAAAGCAATTTATGATATTACAAATGCTAAAATTGTATTAGATACAAGTTGTGGTTGGGGTGATAGACTTGCAGGATTCTATACATCAAACGCAAAAGAATATATTGGCTGTGATCCAAATCCAAATACTTTTGCAAGATATATGAAACAGGTAGATGAATATGAAAGAATATTGGGCAACTCAACTCCTATTGTTAAAGAAGAACGAGATTACTTTACAATCAATGCGTCTAAAAAAGTAACCATATACAGATGTGGTGCTGAAGATTTGCCATATAATGAATTACCACAGATAGATTGTGCATTTACAAGCCCACCATACTTTTCTACTGAGCAGTATAACAAAGGTGGCGAACATCAAGAAGATCAATCTTGGCATAAGTTTAATGAGTATGATAAATGGCGTGATGATTTTTATTTACCAGTTGCAGAAAAAACTATGAGTATATCAAAGTTTATGTTTGTAAATATTATGGATCCAAAAATACATGGTGTTCGTTATCGTTCTGGTGATGAACTGGTTGATAAGTTTCAAGATAAGTTTCTTGGTCAAATCGGTATGAGAATTATGCAACGACCTAAATCTGATACTTTATTTAAAGACGAAAAAGAAAAGGCAGACTTTATGAATAAGATGTTTATAGAAAATGTATGGTGCTTCGGGCCAGAAACAGACTTATTTAAAAATTCAAGAAAGAGTACATTAGATGAGTTTCTTGCTTGACAAAGAAACATATATAGTGTATAATAATGACAACTAAACTAATTGAGGTAAACTAAAGATGAGTGACTTTTTAAAAGATATAATAAAAGAGACAGGTAATGAATATGCTAGTCTAGTATCAGATGGTGCGTCAGGTGATGTAACAGATTTTATTGATACAGGTTCTTATATATTCAATGCATTACTTGGTGGAGGTATTCATAGAGGCTTACCTTCAAACAAGATAACTGCTATCGCAGGTGAAAGTGCAACAGGTAAAACTTTCTTTGTGTTAGGAATGTGTAAACATTTCTTAGATCAAAATCCAGATGGCGGAGTTATATTCTTTGAATCAGAATCAGCAATCACAAAAGATATTATTGAAGAAAGAGAAATAGATAGTAGTCGTATGGTGATTATGCCAGTTACTACTGTTCAAGAATTTAGACATCAAGCACTAACAGTATTAGAAAAATATATTGAACAAAGTGCTTCTGAAAGAAAACCATTATTGCTTGTATTAGATTCCTTAGGTATGTTATCAACTACTAAAGAAATGGAAGATACACAGGCAGGTAAAGAAACTAAAGATATGACAAGGGCTCAAATAGTCAAGGCTGCCTTTAGAGTATTGACTTTAAAATTAGGTAAGGCAAAAGTGCCTTTGATTATTACTAATCATACATATGATGTTATTGGTTCTATGTTCCCACAGAAAGAAATGGGTGGTGGATGCCTTGTT